TGAGGCAAAAAGCATGTCTTTGTACATTCACACAAAACCTTGCTATAATTAGGTTTGCGAATACATATGAAAGAGGGTAAAAGCATGAACGCTTATGATTATATATCAACGTCTGAAGAATTTTTTGAGGTCTAATTTAGAAAAAAGTCACGAAAAGTATACAAAAAAATATTGTTTTATTCTTTCAAGTAAATTAACGAACATTGTATCTCTATATTATATATTTATAAAAATAGATGTTTGGATAAATTTAGTAGTTTAGCTTATTTATTAAATGTATAATAATGTAAATGTTGCAAATAACACTAAATAGAAACGCTAGGATAAAATGGTATATAGCGACATTTTTCTTGAAGCTGAGAGAAAATCAATAAATCGTGGATTTGCAACGAAAATTCTGGATTTAATGGATAACTTGAGATTCAAAAGAGGAAAGTCCGAGACGTTGGATATGGGAACTATGTAGGTATTGTACCAGACAAACTTGTTCTACAAAAGGACATAGTTAATTGGTATAGCGTGTTGTGGGGAAGTAGTTAGAATCTAACACTTAAAAAATAACTGAAAATTTTAAAAAAATAAATAAAATATAGACAAATAGCGCGCAGCCTCAATCAGCTTCATGTAATCGTATTTATAGGCACTGGCGACTGGCGATTTGTTGTAGCGTTTCAGGTTTTGGCTTTAGCGGTTTACCTGTACGCCGATTAATCCCTTTTTCTAACATTGACAAGTAGGAATTTGTAATTTCCATTCGTTTCGCTGCATCACGTAAGCCCTCATCACCGCGAAGCTCCTTAAATACTTCACCTAAGATCATATCCTTCACCCTCAATTTATGTTTTGAATGCCTATTTGTATAAATGTCTTTCTTTTTTTGAATATAAAACAGCTGCATCCCTCAAGCTATTCCAATACAGCATAATTGTTTGTTGATTATGTATTGACCCAATCGTTTTTCTGCAAAATCGTATTCGACATTAAACAGTTGTTGCACATGTTTAACAGAGAGAGCACTCGCATCAGATTGCTCTAGTTTATCCAGCATGAAAGAGGGAATACACGCATAGTACATGAAGTTATTTGCCTTGTTCTCTTGATACTCACGGAATAGGGGTAACATACGCCCTTGATGCCCACTATGTAAAAGTACGTGTGCTAGCTCATGGCAAAAATCTTGCCAGCGTTGCTGATCTGTGAGCTCTTCATTTAAAAATATGTATGCGTAATCCTTTAAAAAGAGGGCTTGACTTCCTTCCAGAAAAATAACCGAATACCAAGTTGCATTGCGATCGAATTAAAATCAAGTTGCTGTGGGTCAAAAATGTTTATGCGCGTGTAAAGCTCCTATATAAAATCCTCTGTATATGTTGTATATCTCATCTAAACATCTCCATACTTTAATATAAACAGAACTTATGTTCCTGTTAAATGTACAATAAAACCCCACTATTAGGAAGTGGGGTTGCATAAATTAAGATAATCCTCAATTTGACCAATTTCAATTTTTTTTGAGAAAAAAATAAATTCCTGACCTTCTGTTGGAGTGGCAATTGAATAATTTAAAGAATATCTTTTATATTCAAAACGATTATAAAGATTTTCAATTTGTTCTGCAATATCATAGGTTAAAATCCAATAACGATCCTTCATTAAACATTTTATGATTTTAGCCAACTCAACATGATCTTGGTGGGTATAAAAATTAGTATACAAATCAGGACCTTTTATATAATAGGGTGGGTCAAAGAAAGTTAATGAATATCTAGTCTTCTGTATGACGTTTTTTATAAAGATTTTTGCATCTAAGTTATAAACTTTTATTTGATTCCTATAACTGTAGATTTTATTTATACGTTTTATAATACCTTCTTTATTAAATCGACAATCAAGTGTTCGTCGTTCTTGACTTTTACCACCAAGCATACCAGCTTTAATAATTCCTGAAAAACAAGTCCTATTTAAAAAGAGAGTAGCAAATGCTAACCTCAATTCACCAATCTCAGTACCTTGAGCGTAAAGTTCTTTTTGATTTGCCCATTCTTCAACAGTAATGGGGGTTTCTTCAATCATTTGAATTAATTCAATTGGATTAGTAATTATAGTGTTCCATAATGAATAAATTCCTGGATCAATATCATTAATAATGATTTTTTGTACATCGCCATTTAATAACAGCCTGATTGCAACTGCAGCACCACCAGCAAAGGGCTCTATGTACGTTTTTATATTATTTTGTTGAACTAAGTGTTGTACATATTTGTAAGTTCTATCTTTACCACCTGGATATCGAAGCGGAGAAAGAGGAGCCATACCATCACCTCATTTGATATAATACAGTATTATTTTATTTTTAGTCAGCATGTTCACCTAATAGTTCGTCCAATGTTTTAATAATTTGAGAAATTTTCTTCCATGCATCAAGAATTTCCTTAACGTCAGGATATGTTTCCGCACTATGTACATAGAAATGAATTATTTGCATTGTAGAAGTGTTGTTATTATCTGTAAAAGTTGCTTGGATTAATTCATATGTTTCTGGAAATCTCATTATTACATTTTTTAAATGATTATAAATATCTTCAAATATTAATAATCGTAAAGTTTTCGATCTCTTATTTCTATCTGAGCTAATATTTTTTAATTTTAATGTATTAGTCCGATCTAATGATGCAAAATAATCTATATAGTCATTTACATAAGTTTCTAAAATAGTACGAATGAGAAACATCGAAGAGATAGTATTTTCTTTATAGTTAATATTATTCATTTCTCTGAGAATTTGATTAATACGCTTATTTTTTGTGTACTTATTTTTAAAAGAATATGATTTTAATAAAAAATCAAATTCCTCAGGTTTTTTTCGAGGTCTACCTAGATTCAAAGGATTATTTTCTAATCGGTCTTGTTGTTCTAGTTGAGCCTGATGATCAAGTCGAGCCTGATGATCAAGTCGAGCCTGATGATCAAGTCGAGCCTGATGATCAAGTCGAGCCTGATGATCAAGTTGAGCCTGATGATCAAGTTGAGCCTGATGATCAAGTCGAGCCTGATGATTAAGTTGAGCCTGTTGATTAAGTTGAGCCTGATCATCTAGAGGCAATTGTTCTTCTAGTTCTTCTAATTTCAACTGTTCCTCTTGTTTAGCTGCTTCTTCATGTAACAACTGCAATTGTAAGTATTCTTCAACGAGCGTTACAATTTTATTTTGTTCGGGATTATCTATTTCTTTTTTTGTGAAATAATTTTCTATTTGAATCTTCTTATTTAGATTACGGGTATTTATTACTTCTAATTCCCAATTTAAATATGCAATATTAACTAAAATTTCATTGAATTTTTCTTGTAATTGATTATTTGAGAATCGAATTAACTCGAATGAAGACTTATTAAAATCAATACCAAATTTATTCACATAAAATGTTATCAACCGCTGAGCGATAAGTTCAGTATCCAGGAAAGCTTCACCAGTGTCATTAATATAGTTTGAGTTTGGGAAATAAGTTTGATAGTTATCTAATATTAATCTGAGTATACTATATCCTTTTAATAATTTTGCTATATCTGCTTTTTTCTCTAAGGACATATCAACTAAATTATCTATACTATTTCCTTGATCTAATAAATTTCTGTAAAAATACATTTTTGATAATGGCGACCATTTCCTTATACCATTAATATGCCTTCTAATTAAAGAAAAGTTGGCACTGTCTCGACTTTCTACAACATCAATTTGAATTTTACTAATGTTTTTTCTACATTGTTCACTTAATATAGGGAAATTCCTGAATTTCCTCTCCCCTTGCAATATATCGTGTGTACTAGTATCCAATAGTAGTTTCATTGCAGATGTTCGTCTATTGCCTTCTAAAACGATATATGTATTTCCTTCTTTAATTGCTAAAATTCTTTCCCCTGGTATTAAACCACCATATGAGTTAATTTGTGATGCTAATTCTTTTATTTCTTCAAATTTGACCAAGTATTTTAAGATGTTTTTTTGGTCTTTCTTACCACCTTGGCTCGTTAGGAAGCGAGGGTTTGTTTCGTCAAGTAATAAATCTAATGGACTTATTGTTATGGTAGTATACATTTGAATTGCTCCTTTATTAAATTGGTCTTTTAAATTAATAATTACATTACATTTGACTTAGATAAATATAACTACTAGAAAATCAAAAAAATATATCTAATCCATTAATGTTTTATATTTACATTAAAGGGTTGTTATTAAGGACATGCCGTTATAGCATGTCCTATTTTCTTTCGTTTTTTATGATTTCCCAAATATTGCGTAGTTTTCGTACTGCTTCTTCGTCTGATTCTGGAAGTTCTTTGTAAAATACATTCTGTTCTGGATCATTGGCGAAGGCTTAGAAAGCAACATCGTCTTTTTCTTGTGGTGTGAGTACAGAGTTGTCTGTACGTCCAAAACAAGGCTTCTCCCTTGCTAGCAGTAAAACTATTATAGCATAAGGGGGAAGCTATTGTGCGTATGAAAGAATTGAATATGACTATTGACGGGATTCTAAGGGTTGATACAATGGAATTACCTGAGAATTGTGTAATAATTTTGTCGTATGGAAAAGCAAAGGTTGCTGAGCTGCCTGCGTTTGCTGAAACGAAGATTATGACCCATCAAGGACAGGTAAAACGTGTGAAGTGGGATGAGGGTGAGGAGTTTTGAGGCTATTCTCATATATAGCTATTAATTTATTAATAATACTTTTCTTAGCAATGGCATTTTACAATGGGATAAAAAATGGTATTTTGCCTATAAGCTTAGTAATTGTATCAATTATTATTCTAGGAGTATTTAATTTAATTATCTTTGTTATAGAGAAGTTGTTTAACAAATTGGGAGATTATTTAATAAGATTATATGATAAAAGAAAAATGAAGAACTATAATTTGTATGAATGGATGGGGGAGGTTAGATGGATTAAATTACTAGATGAAATATCCAATATCAAAGAATTCAATAAAGATACTTTACATGATAATTTTCAGTTAATAAAACTTGAGATTGAAAAAGAATTTGATAATAAGGAAAAATTAATTTCATTAAAACTGTACCTAGAAACAATAGTTGAAAGCCCCAGACTAACGGTTTTGAATACTGTTACACAAACACTTCTTATGGCTTTGATTACTACATCTATAATAAATTTTGTAAATGGTTTAAATACTTCTAATGTTAATAGTATGTGGTACCTAGCTGTTGTGATTGTCGTCTGGATTATTTTACTTGTTTCAATAACATACATTTCCAAGCAAATTGATAGAAATAAATTATTACTCAAACTAGTGTTGGAATGTATAAATGAAAAAGGGACCAATAAAAATAACAATAATAGATACTCAAAAAGAAGGAAAATATAATTTAGAACAAGGAGGATGGGTTTTGAGTCAGATAAATAAAGGTTCTATTTTTTCAAAAATATTAATGTATATATTTCTTGTATTAGGTATTTTATCCATCTTGTCTGCATTTGTTTTTCCAATTGCACTTAGAAAATATTACATGGAGAAAGTAGCAGAATATAAAAATATAGGAGATTTAGGTAGTATCGGTGATTTCCTTGGTGGAACAACCGTAGGCTTGTTAACTGCAGCAAGTATTTTTATGCTTCTAGCTACAATCATAATGCAAAGGAAAGAAATTAAAATAAGTCAAGAAAGTTTGACTGAATTAGTAAAGCAAACAGAAGCTTCAGTTAACCAAGCAAAGGATGCTAGGGCAGAAGTTGAAATTACTAATGAGACAATGAAACGTCAACAATTTGAAAGCGCATTTTTTAATATGATAAATCTGCATCATACAATATTAAGTAATATGAAGTTTAAAGAATTGATAGGAAGGGATTTAATAAAAAATTTATTTGATATTTTAGAAAAGGAAGGGAAAGAAGGATATTTAAAATATAAGATAGAAAATGAGATATCTGATGAAACCAAAAAGCATATTTTTATAGATCTTTTTGATCTTGAAACCAGAGATATCTTTTTAAATATGTTGTATGAAAAAGGTAATTATCTTACAAAAGAGGCTTATGCAATTGAAGAGATGAAAATTAATAATAAAGAAACTCCTGATTTTGATCCAAGTTTCATTGAAATTGAAGGAGATAGATTTTTCACATATAAGGATTTAATTGAAAACACTACATTAACCAATGAGATTATTAGGTTATCTAAACTGAAAAATATTAATAGTGACCATGCAATTTTGAAGGATCATTATTTAATTAATGATGAAAAGTGGTTAGAAGAAAAGCAAATTATTTACACAAAGTTCTATATTGAATATGAATACTTATTTGGGCACTATTATAGAAACTTATATAGAATTGTTAAATTTATTAATGAGTCTAAATTAATTAATAATGATTTGAAAAAAGAATACCGTGGCATTTTAAGAGCCCAATTATCATCATATGAATTAATGATGTTATTTTATAATGTATCTTACTCAGAGAAGGGTAAAAAATTTAAAGAACAATTGACTAATTGTAATTTTTTCGATAACCACTTATTAACAAATAAATTTATTTGGAATGATGATTGTGAAGTTTTGGAATTAATCGAATAGCCCAATTAATAAGTTATAAGTTTATAGTTGAAATTATTTAAAATCTATATGAAGTGTATAATATAAGTTCTACCAGCTCACTGGAGGACAACAACGGATAGTAGCAAAACGCTGCCATCTTTTGTTGTCCTTTTTATTTTATTTAAAGGAGTGAAAAGATCGTGGATATTCTAAAAAATATCGATGGTAAGGCTACGCAAAAAGCTATTGAAAATGTACTACGACAATTTCGAACTTATCAACTAACAACGCCAGAGGATTTATTGCCAACTATTACACCAAAGTATACATTGGAAATGCCGTCCTTTGGTGGAGGAAACCATTCAAAAGTTGAAAATGCTGCTATTAGAAACGTCGAATATTACAAGCAAGCTGAGAAGTTTTTTGAACGATTTAATCGAGGTTTTTATAAGCTGACTCAAAAAGAGCGGCAGATTATTGTCATGGCATGTTTAGAAGATGTGCCAATGTATAATTATCAGATTTCAAAAGAGCTTCATATCAGCGAACGAACTTTTTATCGTATAAAAGCACAAGCTTTGTATAAATTAGCATTAGCTTTACGAGTAGAGGTATATCAGGAGGAAGAGGTGACTGCTCTATGAATTTTGTCCAACCGATACGTGATTTAGAAAAGGTTCGAGATGTCAGAAGAACATTGCAGGACAATCCACGTGATGAGTTACTATTTTGTTTTGAAATATATACTGGGCTAAGGATAAGTGATATATTACGTTTAAAAGTTGGGGATGTCCGTAATAAAAACGTTCTACATATAAAAGAGTTAAAAGTGCAGAAAAAGAAAAAACTTAATAAGACGAAACGCATCCCCATTTTAAATGAATTACAAAAGGTGATTGCTCTATATATCGAAGGAAAAGAAGAGCAAGAGTATTTATTTAAATCCCGCCAAGGTAAAAATAAACCGATTACCAGGGTAAGGGCTTACGATATTTTACGAGCAGCTGCCCAAGAAAATGATTTGGATGAAATAGGGACACATACTCTTCGGAAGACATTTGGCTATCATGTTTATCAAGAGGAAAAGGACGTTGCATTATTGCAGGATATTTTTAATCATTCAGCACCATACATTACAATGAAATATATTGGAGTAAATCAAGATGCCATTGATAAAGCCTATCAAAAATTAAATAAGCGTTTGAAATTTTGAAATAGCACTGATAATGGTGCTATTTTTATTTTGCTCATTTTAGGAAATGGTACATTTTCTAAAAGAGTCGAACACTTTCGTATACTAAAGACATTTACAAAATAAGGACATGTACAACTCATTTTCAAAATAGGGTGTAAAGTGTTTATAAATCTAGTTTTTTTAAGAGTTTCGCAGGTTAACAGAATATAAGATATGTTAATGTGAATACTAAAAATTAATTAAGTGATATAATATTGGAATATATATGTTATTAAAGAATTTAATTGAAATTATATAGGAGGAATCTATGGAAAAATATATTTTTAAATTTTTTAAGAAGTTATGGTTTTTTATTATAAATAGATTTAGAATTCCATATATAGAGTTTGTAATGATAATTTATTATTCGTTAGTATTATTTAATGATGTAGCTATACCAGAAAAATACTTATTGAAACTAGTAGTTGCATATTTAGCTGGGTTTACAGGTTTTTTAATATTGTTAGATTGTATAATAAGTTTGTATAAATATATGACGATTGAACATAAAGGCACAGATAAAAAACTAGTTATAAAAAAAATCGTCTTAAAAATCGTTTTACTGATTTTTCCTTTAATAATACGCTTCATAGAAAAAGTCTTATCACAAATAATTATACCTTCTGAGGGGATATCAAACCTAAGCCAATTAGGGCTGCTATATGTACTTTTAGTATTAATTAGTTCACTAGTTTTCATTTCCTTAATTGTAAGGTATTCAATGATAAGTGGATTTTGGAAAAATGGCTGGGTTTCCTTAATATTTGCTTCGTATATCTTTATAGCGTATTCTTTTTCATTAATATATTATATTGGTGATTATTACTCTGTTAGTAAGGGAGAAGGATTTAGTTTTAGTGAGAAAATAGAAAATGAGATTTTAGTAAGAAATGCTCTAAATAATTTTGACAAGGAATTAGTTGGTTTTCAAGAAGGCTACCTAGAGACAGTTATTAAAGAAAAACAAAATAAAATTGGATATACGGTTATAGATGTTGAAGGAAATGAGTTGAATCTAACTACTGATAAGATAGGTGAAGGTTGGGCCGGCTATTTTTATGATGATTTAATAAAAAGTTATAATCTATTTTCTATTTTAGATATAACTGACTTTAAGTTTAGTAATAATAGTTTTATTGAATCTTATTCCAAAGTAAATTATAATATATTTATAAATGGTAATTATAAATTGCTGAAAATTGGTTTATATAATATTCCTAACAATGAATTAAACGGTAGTATTATTAAAGATAAATACTCTGGATTAGGAATTGAACGATATCTAAAAAGAGAAATATATTTGGTTATTAGTGAAGAGAATTTTACAAATTATTCAGTTTTAGAATTACAAAGTAAGAATTACATATTGTTAAATAAATTATTAGCATTCTCAAATGTTTTATTAGATGATTCAATTGTTCAAATAAATCAAATAATTACGGAAGGGAAATCCATTAGTTTTATTGATTATCTTTACTATAGCTTTGTGGTAATTACAACTTTAGGTTTTGGCGATATTACACCTATAAGCAAATTATTCAGATTTTTAACGGTATTAGAAGCACTTTTAGGTCTAATAACTATGGGACTTTTTTTAGCTAAAGTTTTTGATAGTAAGAAATAAGCAGAGGTAGTTTTGAATATTTATCAAGAATTAGTTCTCAAATAATAATAGCAGGAAATGATTTTAAGTTATTTTTTGTTGTTAAACCTTGTAACCTAATAAATTTTGGCAGACTTTTGGCAGTAACTTGGCACACTTCTTCAAAATGAATGTGCTATTATGATAGTATGAAAAAATATAGAACAACTCAATTATAGGCGATGCGGCACATACTGCGTCGTCTTTTTTGTGCATTCATTATTCTATGAAAATAAATTTAGGTTCTCCTAGAGACTCTTAAAAAGCCTGCGGGTCTTGCGAGCCCCAAAAACGGTCTAGATATATGGGGGAAATAAGCGTTCCTTCCATCCTTTCAGAAAAGGAGGTGAGAATTTGAGTGAAACAGCAAAAACGAAGCTGGATGAAAAAACAGTCGTAAATACCAAGTCGATTGCCAAAATGTTCAATATGACAGAACGTAATGTTCGTTACTTGGTTGAGGAAGGTGTCATATCTCGTGTTACGCATGGTCGTTATGATCTTATAGACACAGTGAGCCGATATATTGCTTTTCTTAAAATGTCCTTTGATGGGATAGATGAAAGTAAGGTAATGGAATCACTAGACTATGAGAAATGGCTACATGAAAAGGCGATACGAGAAAAGGCAGAGATTGAGCTAGCTCATATAAAAAAAGAGATGCACAAAGCTGATGAGGTGGAGAAGGTTCAGAATCATATGGTGATGGCATTTCGTTCGAAAATGTTGTCTCTCCCATCCAAGGTAGCATTACAGTTGGTCAATAAAGATGATCCTAAATTGATTGAAGCCATTTTGGAAAGGGATATACATGAAGCTTTGTCAGAGTTGGCTGAGTATAATCCAATGCAATATTTCATTGAGGATGATGTAGATGTAGAAATGGTAGGTGATGAAGATGGTTCGGAAACAAACGATGAACCTGTTCAATAAGATAGCAAGCTTGGTAGCACCACCGAAATTAACCGTATCACAATGGGCAGATAACCATATGGTGTTGTCTAAAGAAGCCTCTGCAGAACATGGTCTATGGAATACAGATCGTGCACCTTATCAACGTGAAATAATGGATGCTGTAAATGATCCTGATGTGGATCAAATTGTTGTAATGTCCTCTGCCCAGGTTGGGAAGTCGGAAATCATTAACAATATTATTGGCTATCATATTGATTATGATCCAGCACCAATGCTATTAATGCAGCCGACACTTGAAATCGACGAAGCTTATTCAAAAGATCGTATAGCATCGATGATACGTGAAACGCCAGCTTTGTCTAAGAAAGTTAACAGTCCTAAAGCGAAAGATGGTAACAATACACTTCTTCAAAAGAAGTTTGCAGGTGGTCATTTCACGCTTGTAGGTGCAAATTCACCAGCAAGTTTAGCGTCACGTCCAGTTCGAATAGTGTTGGCCGATGAGGTAGACCGATTCCCACCGTCTGCAGGAGCTGAGGGAGATCCGTTAGCTCTTGCGCAAAAGAGGACTAAAACGTTTTGGAATAACAAATGGGTGTCTGTATCAACGCCAACTATCAAAGGTGCGTCCAGAACGAGTATGAGTATATGGTCTATAGTTTATAAAGTATTGGTACATTAAGTAAATTAAAGTATACTTTATAAATAAATACATATTAGGAGCGATGAAGCGATGGTTAAAGCCCTAAACTGCCCAAACTGTGCTGCAACTTTTAATCCTAAAGACTATATATGTGAGTATTGTGGCAGTTACATCATCACATCAGAAGCAAAACAGTTAACATATGATTTAAATGAATTTAAACCAACCTATAAAAAAATCTTTTTCCATGAAATTGAGATGTGTGCAAATGAGCTGCCAATACGGTCAGGTATGGCGAATATCTATTACAGTGCAACAAAATCAGATGGTGGCGTTTGCTATTAACAAAACAACGTCTTATTTTTTGTGCACATGCACTAATTAACCCTAATTTATATTGGGAAATTAGTTTGAAGGATGTAGATCGAGCTGAACTTGGCTTAAATCTTTTTATTTCACAAAGAATTAAGGTTTTTGATGTGAAAGGTAATGAAACAACTTTTGTTGTTTATGGCGGGAAAACCTGGATAGCTGAAATTGAATGTGCTTTAAACCAAAATTAACATAGAAGTGACCAGGTATTTAATTATTATAAAGCCTGATCATTTTTTCTATATGCTCAATTTACTTTTTTTAATTCCATCTTTTGGGTGTGTAACAACTGCGAATAAAACTACTATCCGTTACACAAAAAAGTCACCAAAATCACGAAAAAGTCACATTTCCCCCGAAAACCTACGAAATGAGGCAAAAAGCATGTCTTTGTACATTCACACAAAACCTTGCTATAATTAGGTTTGCGAATACATATGAAAGAGGGTAAAAGCATGAACGCTTATGAT